ATTTACCTTATGGAAAAGAAGTAAGAAAAAAAATAGAAGACGAATTTAAAAATGTATTAAGATTATTAAATTTTAATACGAAAGGCCACGACATCTTTAGAAGATGGTATGTAGATGGCAGAATGTATTATCATAAAATTATAGATAGAAATTCACCTATAAAAGGTATCACAGAGTTAAAATACATTGATCCTCGTAAAGTTAAAAAGATTAGAGAGATTAGAAAGAAAAGACCAGACGGACCTGTACCACACGGACTTACAATGGTAGATGAGTATGTTGAATACTATGTTTACAATGAAAAGGGAGTTTCAGGCACAACTTCAGGAACTGGTATAAAAATTTCTCCAGATACAATAGCATTTTGTCCTTCAGGAATGATCGACCAAAATAAAAATATGGTCTTGTCTTATTTACATAAGGCAATTAAACCAGTTAATCAATTAAGAATGATTGAAGACGCTGCTGTGATTTACAGAATCGCTAGAGCACCTGAAAGAAGAATATTCAAAATTGATGTAGGTAATTTACCAAAAGTAAAAGCTGAACAATACCTAAGAGATGTTATGGCAAGATATAGAAACAAACTTGTATATGACGCACAAACAGGTGAGATCAGAGATGACAGAAACTATATGTCTATGTTAGAAGATTTTTGGTTACCAAGTAGAGAAGGTGGCAGAGGTACAAGTATAGAAACTTTACCTGGCGGTCAAAACTTAGGTGAAATTACAGACATTGAATACTTTAGAAGTAAATTATATCGTTCTTTAAATGTTCCAGTAAGTAGATTAGAATCAAGTCAAGGATTTAATTTAGGTAGAGCTTCTGAAATTACAAGAGATGAATTGAAGTTTACTAAATTTGTTCAAAGATTAAGAAAGAAATTTACTGAACTGTTTAATGATTTATTAAGAACACAATTAATCTTAAAAGGTATTATAAGTGAAGAAGATTGGGTTGAAGTAAGAGATAATTTACAATATGATTTTTTACAAGATGGACACTTCGCTGAATTAAAACAAACAGAGATGTTGAGAGAAAGATTAGCATTAGCAAATGAGATGAGAGATTACATTGGTAAATTCTTTTCCGTTGAATATGTTAGAAAAAATGTACTTAAACAAAACGATAGGGAAATTGAGGATATGGATAAACAAATCAAAAACGAAATTGATGATGGCATTATTGCTAGTCCTACAGCTCAATCAACCGATACAGAAAACTTATAAAAGGAGTAATTATGGCAGACATAGATGACAATACAAAAAACTTTATAGACCAACTATCAAGTGGAAATAACGTTGACGCTGGTGAGGCTTTTAAAGACGCTTTACGAGCTAAAGTGGCTAGTTCTTTAGATAATGCTAGAAAAGATGTAGCAGCTAATATATTTAATGGAGATGCTTTATCTCATAGCGACCCTAAACCGGTAATTGCTGATGTAGGAACATTTAACCAAGATGGTTCTATTTCATCTACAGGTGATGGTCAAGCACAAATAGATTTATCACAAGATGGAACAGCAGATACAATGGTTGGAGTAGATGTAAATGCGGGTGAGTAAAATTGTTAAAAACAATTTAGATATGGATTCTAAATCATATACTGATTTAAGTCCTAAAATGAAAGAGGCCGTAAGTGATGTTTTTAAATTAATTAAAAGAGAACAAAATAATGTTGTTGAAACATTTGAAAACGCTGTTACTAAAGTATCAGAATTTCATAATATTAATATAGAAGAAATTAATAAATACTTTGATAACGAGTTAAACGAACAATTAAGTAGTTAAACATGGCATACGTAGATATAATAGGATCAAAAAATGTATATTTGCAGTCGGAAGACCATTCAAATGCTGCTTATATTAAAAATCATATTTTCGTAGGAACTACCACGGAAGCTCCTGGTGGACTAGGAAATAAAATTATTCCAACTACTACCAATATTACTCACTTTATGTATCAAAATGGTCTTACTCTTACAGGTCCACAAACTTTTTCTGTTTTTGCTAAATCAGGCGGTTACAACTTTATAAAAATGTATATGAGTGGATCAACTGTATGTTCAGCAAATTTTAATTTATCTACCGGAGTTGTAGGAACAACTGGTGGTAGTGGTTTTGGTTCAGCAAGAATACAAAATGTTGGAGATGGTTGGTATAGATGTGAAGTTACAATTACTGTCAATATATCTTCAGGTCAAACATCTGGTGGAATATATGTAACAAGTGTGGACGGTGGAGTAAGTCCTTATTCAGAAGCTGGAGACGGTACAAGTGGTGTGTTTCTTTTTGGAAATCAACTTGAGTCAGGCACAGGATCCTCAACATATATAAAAACAGAGGGCTCAGCTAGAAGTTTTGCAGGTTCTAATGGTCTTTGGCAATATGAAAATACTGCTACAGTATCTAATACATATCCTGATTCAGCTGATGGTGCAAATACAACTGTTGTTGCTGGCGTAAGATCATATAATAAACCAGATGGTGGAACAGTTAAAACATATTTAAGAACAAGAAAAAAAGGTCAAATTAATCTATTTCATTATTCCGAACAATTTGATAATTCTTATTGGACAAAATACCAAGCTTCAATAACAGCTAACGCAGGAGTAGCTCCTGATGGAACAACCACAGCAGATAAATTTATTCCAGATACCACAGCATCTTCAGTACATGTAATTGATACTATAGGATTTGGAGTTGTACCTGCAGGAACCTATGCTTTATCCGTTTATGTAAAAGCAGATGGATACAATTTTTTTCATTTGAGGGTAGACGGAGTTAACAATTTCTTTAATTTAACAACAGGAGTTGTAGTTAGTACAGGAACTGGGGTGACAACTACCATAGAAGATTCAGGTAATGGTTGGTACAGATGTAGTGCGACTAAGACTTTTGGTGGAGCTGCAAGAGCATCTTTTGGTATAACAGAAACAGGTACTTCTAGGAATTTTACAGGAGATGGAACTAAAGGTGGATTATTATGGGGCACACAAATAAATGAAGGACCTATTGTAACTCCTTATATTAAAACAACAAATGCAGTTTCAACAACAATAGAACGAGGAGAAGTGTCAAAATCTTACTTCGACTTACAAGGATAATTAAAATGGCTGATACAGTAACAACACAAACAATCACAGATACTTCTGGTATTAAGTATGTAGTTAAACTTACAAACTTATCAGATGGTACTGGAGAAACTTTAGTTAACAAAGTTGATGCATCAACAACAACCTTTATGACTGAGGACGGTGCTAAAAAATTATCTAAAATTTGGTATTCAATTAACACAAATACTAACAAAGCTGGAGTAGAAATACTATGGTCTGGATCAACAAATGCCACTGCTTTATTGTTATCTGGTAATGGTTATTGGGACCTAAGAGTATCTGGAAATGAGATACCAAACAACGCAACAACACCAACTGGTGATGTTCTATTATCGACAAAGAACTTTGCTGTTGGTGATAATTATACGATTATATTAGAGTTCAGGTAAAAAAAATTATAAATATACACAGAGAGAATTTATGAAGCTAATTTCCGAAGAAGTACAAAACGCCGAATATCTTGTAGAAGAAAAGAACGGTAAAAAAGAATACAAAATTAGAGGCGTATTCTTACAATCTGAAATCAAAAATAGAAATGGAAGAGTCTATCCAACTGAAATATTGGTTAGAGAAGTGAACAGATATACAAAAGAATTTATCAATAAAAACAGAGCCTTTGGCGAGTTAGGACATCCTGACGGACCAACAGTAAATTTAGAGAGAGTATGCCATATGGTTAAATCTCTAAAACAAGATGGTAAAGATTTTATAGGTGAAGCAAAAATTATGGACACACCATATGGTAAGATTGTAAAAGGTCTTATAGATGAAGGTGCTCAATTAGGAGTATCTAGTCGAGGTATGGGGTCTTTAATGCAAAGAAACGGTATAAACTATGTAAAAGATGATTTTTACTTAGCTACAGCCGCTGATATTGTGGCAGATCCCTCTGCTCCAGACGCCTTCGTTGAAGGTATTATGGAGAGTAAAAATTGGGTTTGGGACAATGGTGTTCTCAAGGAAAAAGACATAGAATCTTGGAAAAACCATGTTCGTTCCGCTAAAATGCGATCACTGGAAGAAGCTAAATTAAAAGTCTTTCAATCGTTTCTTACAAAACTATAATTTTATAAATATATACTACAAAGAAAATTTATAAACGTTTATAACATAATACAAAGAGGAGATTTTCAATGGCCGAAATAAAAACTTTTGAGGCGATGGAACAGGAAGCCGTATTAGAAGCTAACGCTGCTAATCCACAAGCTGATGCTCCAAAAAAAGGTGCTGTACCAGCTGAACCGAATCACTTATCAAATAGTGCTGAGGATTTAGGTGCCGCTGTAGTTAAACCTACAGACAGTAACCCTGACGCAACAAAAAAAATGAATAAAGTTTCTGGTGACCCTCAACAAAAAGCTCAAGGCGCTGCTGACCCAATGCCTAAGCTTAAAGAGGAACAAGAAACTGAGAAATCGGATAAAGAAAAATCTGAAGTTAAAGAAGGAGAGATGCCAAAAGCAGCTCTTGACGCTCTTAAAAAATCTGGTAAAGACGTTACCAAAGAAGAGCAACACGAAGACGAAAAGGAAAAAGATATGAAAAAAGAGTCTTATGAAGACACTATTGACGTATCTGCTGACGTTGAAGCTTTAACTAAAGATGAAGATTTATCTGAAGACTTTAAAGCAAAAGCATCTACAATTTTTGAAGCTGCTCTGAAATCAAAAATTTCAGAAATGAAGATAAGAATGAATGCTAGCTATGAAGAAAAACTTAAAGAAGAAACCGAAGATCAGAAAGCAAAACTTACTGAAAAAGTTGATTCATACTTGAACTACGTAGTTGAAGAATGGATGAAAGAGAACTCTATCGCAATCGAAAGAGGAATCAAAGGTGAGATAGCTGAAGACTTCATTTCTGGCTTAAAGAAATTGTTTGAAGATCATTACATTGATGTTCCAGATGAGAAATACAATGTACTAGAAGATCAAGCAAGCAAAATCGAAGAGCTTGAGAAGAAACTTAACGAAGAAATTGGTAAAAATGTTGAACAATCTAAAGAAGTAGGCGAATTAAAAAGACAGGACATCCTAGATGAAGCGTCTAAAGATTTAGCTGATACTGCTAAAGAGAAGTTTAACAAACTTGCTGAAGAAGTTGAGTATTCAAATGAAAAAGACTTTACAACTAAAGTAGCAACTATTAAAGAGAGTTACTTTGGAACAAAAGTTAAGACAAGTGGTAACGAGATAGACGAAGTAGTTGCTGGTGATTCTTCACAACCTGAAGATTTATCAAACGCTATGGCTGCTTACACTGCTGCTATAAGTAAAACAAAAGACATAAAACTGTCTAACAAATAATATAAAGGGAGAGAACGATAATGTATTTATCTGAAACTTACGAAAAAAAATGGCAGCCCGTTTTAGAACACGCTGATTTACCAAAAATCACCGATTCTTATAAAAGAGCTGTAACAGCTACTATCTTGGAAAACCAAGAAAGAGCTTCAAAAGAGGATCAAGCTTTCTTAAATGAAGCTGCTCCTGTTTCTAACACTGCTGGTGTATCAAATTGGGATCCAATTCTAATTTCACTAGTAAGAAGAGCAATGCCTAACCTTATCGCTTACGATATCGCTGGTGTTCAACCAATGACTGGTCCAGTTGGCCTAATATTTGCTATGAGAAGCAGATATACAAACCAATCAGGAACAGAAGCTATGTTTGATGAAGCAGATAGTGATTTCTCTGGAAGAAATGCTGCTGGTACATCAACTGCAGGTCAAACTGCTGGTGGACATGCTGGTACTAATCCAAGTGTATTAAATGACTCTTCTCCAGGAAGTTACAAAGCTGGTGAAGGTATGGCTACAGCAACTGCTGAAGCTTTAGGTGATGCATCTGGTAATGCTTTTGCTCAAATGGCATTCTCAATCGAGAAATCGACTGTTACTGCTAAATCAAGAGCTCTTAAAGCTGAATATACTATGGAACTTGCTCAAGACTTAAAAGCAATCCACGGTTTAGACGCTGAAACTGAACTAGCTAACATCCTATCTGCTGAAATTCTTTCAGAAATCAACAGAGAAGTTGTAAGAACTGTTTATATCAATGCTGAAATAGGCGCTGGTACAGGAACAACTGCTGCTGGAACTTTTGACTTGGACACTGACTCAAACGGTCGTTGGTCAGTTGAAAGATTCAAAGGACTTATGTTCCAACTTGAAAGAGAAGCAAACGTTATCGCACAGAGAACAAGAAGAGGAAGAGGTAATATGATTATCTGTTCTTCAGATGTGGCTTCTGCGTTACAAATGGCTGGTGTATTAGATTACACTCCTGCGTTAAACAACAACCTAACTGTTGACGATACTGGTAATACTTTTGCTGGTGTATTAAATGGTAAATATAAAGTATACATTGATCCATACAGTGCTAATAACACTGCATCTCAATACTTTGTTGTTGGTTATAAAGGAACTTCTCCTTATGACGCTGGTATGTTCTATTGTCCATATGTTCCACTACAAATGGTGAGAGCAGTTGGTCAAGACACTTTCCAACCGAAAATCGGTTTCAAAACTAGATACGGCTTACAAGCAAATCCTTTTGCTGAAGCTGGAGCTGGTGATGCTGCTGTTATTAACGGTTCGGGTGCTGCTAACTCAAACAGATACTACAGAAGAGTTAAAGTTACAAACTTAATGTAATCTTTACTTTTTAGTAAAATTAGAAAGGG